CTTGGAACATATCACCTTCTTAAAAGTCAACAATCAAAACAAAGTATACAGCTGCAAATCAGTAACAGAATGGAGAATAAAACTTGGAGCAAGACCTTGCCTGAGAATTTCAAGGCTGCATTTGACCTGAGAGACATTCTACAACTACAGTCTGACCCCAAAGATCTTATGCATCCCAAGAACTACCTAGCAAGAATCACTCCTAAAAGAGATGTGAATGTTAGCTGTAATGACGAAGTTACTGAAATCAAGATTCAGATATCTTCAAGATTTATTACTGTATCCAGAAATGGTCTCTCAGAAAAGAAATGGAAAGAGAAACTATCTGGGCTGAGACATGACTTCGTGGCAAATGAACTGTATGCCACTACAGACCAGCCCTTAACTATCTTAGGTTTGCAGTCCAGACAGACACCAGACTGTATCATGCTGGACCCTCCCAAAGTACTAGAGCTGGCAACATGTGGTTCATCAGAACAGAATGCTATGAACTCATCTTGGCTATCAAAGAGGATAGCATACCAAAATGTCCTAGAAAATGTTGCTGACTATTATATAGTAGTTGTCAGTAAAGACATTGTCATGAGCAATGCAGATATGGATGACTCAACTATTGACATTCTATGTGAAAGATGCAGAGTTGGACTGGACTTTGAGATGCAAATAAAAGAACTAACCGGAATTGGACTTAATTCTGAATCATCTGAGTCTGATCGTATAGGGTTAGTAAGAGAATGTCTAAATGAGATTAAGAATATGCCTCGTGTCAACACAAGGGGCATGAATGAATCATTAATCCTAGAATCACATAGAGAAAATAGTGAAGTTGAGGATATGCATGTGGCAGAATTAATGAGGAAAACATTACAAAAATCAATGCAGGTATCAAAGAAAACTTCTCAAAGTGCTATTGATGAATATGTGAAAGGTTTTGACAAGATTGGAACTAGAAGAGATAAAAAAAGAGTACAAAATTTCCCCCTGATTTATGGGGTGAGAACAGGATCATCTAGGTACAGCAAGATAGACCCTCTGGGGAGAAACATTGACGTTCCTGACACTCTCATGAAGGTGATTCAGTTCGGTCTGGCCCATCATAATGAGAGATTGCATAAGTCAGAATCATCAATAAAAATCATGTCTCTATCTGAATCTGTTTCAGGAGTATCTGAAACTGTTCAGCACCACTTAAGACAAGAGAGCATTTACAAACCACATTTGACAAAGAATGACAAAATTTATTTAGCACTAACAGGTGTGGGTGCTAAAGATTTATCTAGTGAGCAAGAAATCATAGATAAGGAATTCAAATCCAAGAAATCATTTGATCTGAAAACAGACACAGAGGATATAGAAGACTTCATCAAAAAGGGTGATCATAAGGACAGGATAAGTATCACAGCCAAGTCCTGTGCTAGCAACTCCTCTAGATTGTCAGTGGCTGCTAAGGCCAAGTTAGACAGAGACTCTCTCAGCATCAAAGCCTTCAAATGGGCCTCTTCAATACCACTTGTCTGTATAGGAGACCTCATAACTAACTGCATGGCTGAAGTCTCATATGAGTACAAAGTACCCACAAAGCAAGGCAAATGGCTCATAAAAAAGATCCCTAATTATGAAGGGTTCATGATGTTGAATTGTACTGGGTCTCATGTTTTCATGTTCTTCTGTTTCAAGAAAACCCATTCTCAGAAGTTGGATACTGGAAAATTAGGGCCTGAAATATATGAAACAGAGAATTATTATGTTAGTGACATACTATCCTACACTGAGATTGCTTTGGAACATTTAATTAAATCAGGCCCTTATCTCAAAGGAATTTTACTCTACCTTCTAAAACATTTCAGAGTTCCCATATTCAGTACTAAGACCATAGATGTCCCAGAGTCCATGTGGGAGACTTTCAATGGCATTTTCCTAACATTTTTAAACAACAAAATAGATATTGAAGAATTGATGACAGCCAACAGGTATTTACATATGAGAGCATTACAACATTTTGAGTCTGATGTCATAGAATTTGTTGGAAGACTGCCTTCTGTATGTAGATCCAGATTAACCATTTATTATCTCAACAGGACTATCAATCTCATGAGGTATTATGATGAGAAGAAACCTTATAAGAGAAGAACTAGAACTAGGAAAACTCAAGATGAAGATCTCATTGATGCATCCGAGATGCATGATGATTTTCAAACAGAGTTCCATTATTTCAGATTGAGATGCATCTACCATGATTCACCAGTTAGCATGGAGCAGCTTGTGGACTCATTCTACTTTGGTTATGTTGTGTCAAAAACAAAAGGAAGGGCAGGTGACAGGAGCTTCAAAATTGTTGCAAAAGTCTGTAAAGAACATTATTGGTTCAAATCTGAGATTATGGATAAGGGCGAGTTATTATGGGCATTAAGAGAAGAGCCTAAAAGACATTGTTGGGATCCAGCTCTCCTTAGAAGATTCACAGATCTGTGGATACAAAAACTAGTGAACAGGGATGGAAAGTCTGCTCATAAAGCAATAATAGAAGATTGTGAGAAATCCTTGTCTAGAATAAGTTTCTTAGATATTGCTACTCTAAAAGCCAGCAGTAAAGATCACGAGAAAATATTTCTAGATCTTCAATCAAAATTCAAGATTGTGTCAGGGAAGAGGAGAGTAAATGAGATCAGGAAGAACAATCCCAATCTCAAGGGGAAAAGACCTAGAGTGATCACTTCTCTGTCTAGATTAATTAAAAAATACATGAAGGATGAAGGAGACAGAGAGCCTTCTTACTTGAAATTGTTATTGTATTCAATGAGAGATTTAGTTAAACGTGGATGGATCTATAGTGACCTCTTCCCCAAGGATCAACATGGTGGTGACAGAGAGATTCATGTCATAGAAATAAGAGCAAGAATCATTCACTTTGCAGTTGAGACCATATCTCGGACTATTGCTCATCATATAGACTCTGATAGTCTGACACATCCTAAATTAAAGGATTCTTACATGACAACTCATGAAAGGAAAGCAGGAGCTTTATTGGGACCTCATACAACAGTCTGTAAGTCAGCAGATGCAACAAGATGGTGTCAAAGACATCATGTCAGTAAGTTCTTCTTTGTTGTGTCTAGGATTTGTAAAGGACATGACATGGTTTACTTACAATATCAATTCTTTGCCTTATGGACTAAGAAAAGAATAGCTATACCAGAGGAGCTCATATCAATTTTGGAAAATGCACAAAACGTTGTTTCTGACAATAAAATGTTCTGTCAGATCAGAGATTCCTTTTGGTCAGGATCAGACCCCTTTGTAGGACATAGTTCCAATCTCATAGAAATAGAAGATGGCATGTTCCAAGGACTGCCTCATTTCACAAGCACAGTGATCCATGGAATCTGTCAAGAGCCAATGGATATCATTATACACATTGAACTTGAATCCCAAGGCATACAGAATGTCACAAGTGTAATCCAGGGGAGTGATGATTCTGCCATGAGCATTAGTATAAAAGAGCCTAATAAGAAAAATCTATTATGGGTGCATAGCTGCTTGAAGTGGAAGGAGAAAATATCAGAATATATCTCTATCTGGAATAGCACTGAGAAGTCCAGCATTGGCACATTGAATCTCATTGAGTATAATTCTGAATGGTGGTGTGATGGGAAGGTGATCAAACCCACCTTCAGATGGGTATCAGCAGCCCTTTCCACTACTCTCTCTGAAACATTTTATGAGCGAATTCAGACCTTTTATGATCTGATCACTCAGTGTTTAGAGGCAGGAGCTTTCACATTCACATGCTCCCTGTTACAACTCTGTCAATCTGAATTACATTACAAGATGTTGGGATTAGACAACCACATTTTAGGAACAGAGATGTCATATAGGATACTGGAAGCCTGTCATCCTGCTGTTGGCTATTTCCCACTGGAGCTTGATTATAATTGTGGAGTGACTGGGTTTGATTTTTCTCTGTACTATCACATGAGGGAAGGTCTGATGAAATTCAAGAGCCAAGACTGGGATCTAACTAATACTGGTTGTACCTTAGAGTATGATGAACAAATAGACAGATCAATGAGAAGAAGTCTCAAAACTATAGAACTGAGATTTGGTTCCAAAAAACTGCATGAACAGATTGTCAAAGATTCAGGCCTGGACAACTTAAAATCTAGTGTTGAATTCTTAGAGAATAACCCTTCCATCTTGTATTCCAGCTCACATGACTGGAAGACTCAGAAATCCAGGATGACCTCTAAGCTATTTGATCCTGGGGTTTATTCTTCACTAAGTTCATATCAACCCACAATAAGATCTTTTGTAGCCTCTTCATACTTAATAAACAGACCTTGTTTGAGTATGAGTGATAGATTAACAGGATCATCTCCATGGAACAGGAGAAAGTATACATTGTGGCAAGCTACTGGGATAATGCTGAGTGATAAAATCCAAACTACACTTCCAACTGACAGATCTGTGATTGACAAGATGTTTCCATTAGCCACTGAATATGAGAATGGGTATGAAGTTGTGAAGAGCTGGAAAGGAGGTCTCAGAACAATATACTCCAATATCAAAGCAAGGGGGAAAGTTGTTTTTATGGTCTGGGAAATATCATCTCCAGTAGACTTTGAATTGATAGATATTGTCAGAAGACAGTGGTTTGGCCATAACACGGTAAAGGCATCTCAAACAGTTTTTGACCAAGTATGGTCCAAAACAAGAGCTTACTATGGGTTCTTAGAAGACACACATGAGAGAACATGTGTTAAGAATGAAATTTCAGCCATAACATTGAAGAATCAGATTGAAAGAATGGGGAAAAAGAAAAGAGAGATCAGACTGTCTGATACTACTGCAAAGAGGAAGGAACTATCTAATGTGATGTCAAGAATTCTCTGGCCTAATACCAAAGTCTTAACAAGCTTGACTTCAGATCCACTGCACCTGAATTCAACAATGAATAGTCTATATCTTAGTGCTTCTTGTCCCTTGGAGGAATCTTTGGTCAACAGGTTAATCCATCAGATATTATGTACAAAGTTGGACTCAGTCAAATTGAGCAGAGATTTGCCAAAGAGAATTCAAAGATTGTGCATGATTAGGAACTATCTGATATCAAAAGATAAACAATCGTTTTTAATGAATGTCACTCATCATAGATTGGGTATCTTAGGCTATTTCATTCAGAGACAAGAAAAAGAGCACCAGTACTATGTTACTAAATCTGGTTCTATACAACAAAGAGAGATTCCAGTTAGAAAGGGTAGGTGGGATGGAATTGTTAATGGTATTGGGACTACCTTATCCCTAACTGAAGATGTTTGTGAAGAGATTAAAATGACCAAGCTAGATGATCCTTTGAATCTTGGGCATATGTTATTATCACTCTTAAAGGAATTCAAAGTGAAGCCAAAAGAGAATGACATTAGTTCTGAACCCAACATATATTTGAATCATCAAGGACAATTCGAGGTACTGAGAGGGAAGATATCTAACAAAGTGAGAATCACAATAGAGAAAGATTATGAAAGTCCTGTGACAATGAATCTTCTAAGAGGCAATTGGTTCTTATCTGTGGAGAACATGGTGATCAGGTTGAAATCAACTGTCAGGAATCATGATGGCAAATCAGTTGATGTCACTTTGCTGAACTGCCCTTTGAGAGCTACAGATTGGCTGCCAGGAAAGATTTCTCAATTGATTCCCAAAGGAATACCTATTAGCATGCAACATTGGCTTTCCAATAGACAGATGCAACCCTATAGGTTCTTGGAAGACATTAATTTGTCAGATTCTAAATTGGATTTATCATTATTAATAAGGGACATCAAGAATAAAACGAAGCACATAATAAATTCTATTGACCTCAACAAGTTTGTACTGATGATGAGAAAGACAATAGTAAGCAAAACTTCTGATCTGAGAAGACTTTACAAGGAAAAAATAGACCAGTTAATTAGACACTACAGCATAGATGAGAAAGAAACTTTCATGAAAGAATTCAAAGCAGATCCTAAGCTAATAAGAGCTTTCATGTCCATGGCAAGTAACAAGGAGTTCACAATGAAGACCATAGAAGATAACTGGAAATTCACTAGCATTACCATGGAAGAAGCAGAACATACACATATTGCAAAAGAGAGATTGAGAGAGGAGAGAGGGGACAGGTTATGGGGAGATTTGAGCTCCCTTGATAGTATACCATCAGTGAATACACATTATACTATTGATGAGAATGATGATGAAGATGAAGATGGGGAATTTATGTCTAACAATTTCAATTCTGAAGTGAGTAAAGAAGTGATTGACAACATTAAAACTTTGTTCCTAGAAAGAGAAGATGTCTTTCAGATCATTGATGATCATGATATCATGACAACTGGATTAGTTCCCCCAGCCATTGTGTTCTTTTCTCCTTTGAGACAATTGCTATATTCAGAGGACATGTCCGTGGAAATTGTAAAATGCCTGGATAAAGGTGACATTATTAGTCTATCCAACTTAAACTTCCATGGCATATGCCATACTTTCATATCTCTACTATGCCTAAAGACTATAACAAATGTCCCATCCAGAGAAAGAAAAAAA